ATCTATTCGTAACAGCAGTTGAGTCATGCAAGGTTGCAAACTCACTTACCAACGAATTAGCCGAAATAGACACGCGACGCGAACAAGTCGCAACCGATACCGTTAGCGCGGTCGAGGTGGCTTGTGCCGAATCCTACGCATGGTTCATCAGTGTGAACCGTAAGCATGGGTCGAAAGCAGACCTAAGTCGGGCTAGTGGCGTAAGTGAAAAGACAATCGGTCGTTGGTTGGCTAGTGGTCACGTTGCCCTAGTAACTGACGGCAAGATAACGGCGGTTGAGGTTAATTCTGCAATCGGAAATTACAACATGAAAACAACCGAAATCGAAAAGGTTAAGTCGGTAACCGAATGGCGCGAATTGCTAAAGGCTTACAAAGCAACCCATAAAGCGGGAAAAGCCAAAGCCAAAGCAACCGAACCAACTGAGGAATCCGAACCAACTGAAAAGCCTGTAAAGGTTCAGGGTTGGGAATCATTAGCCGACCAACTTGCCGAACTAATCTCGGCAGGAAAAGTCGAGTTAATGACGGTCGCAGAATACCTAACCGAAAAGGTAATGGAAAAGGAACTGGCGACAGTCTAGGCAGATACAAGAAAAGATACCCTCGAGAAATCGGGGGTATTTTTTTTACCCAGGAGAACTGACAGTACCGTCAGACTCACCTCATTGCTGGTGTATGGCTGGTGTATTGCTGTTGTTTTGCTGGTGTATTACTGGTGTGTGACTTGACTTGAGAATAGCCTGACTATCTGGTAGGATTGACGTAGTCAAGGTGATAATCACTGAGACCCTGACAGTACCGTCAGGATTACGAAAGGATAGCCGATGGCTAAAGGTAATGGAATCAGGGGTATTCGTGGGCATAATGTCCATACTAATCAGGTGATACGAACTGCCTCTTATGTATCAGTCAGGGGTAAGCCACGCCATGCACCACGCAAGGCACACGCTACCCCTATACGGGTGACATACACACGTGATGCTATCGAACGGGCGTTAGCAATCATGACAGTACCGTCAGGACTTGATAATAGAACCGTTAGGAACTAAGATGATTACTAATGACATTGAAGTGCTGGCTTACTACGAAACTATTGACGGGTCAGGTGCAATGCTAAGTCAGATGTTCACTTACGACTGTCATAGATGTGACTACTCTCACGCTAGGGGTAGCCGTCTACTATCGGAGATTGCTAGGCAGATTGCCGAGCATGTACTAACGCAAGAACATCAGGAGAAATGATGCGTACTACATGGAAAGAAATGGTTGCCTTCCTTACGGATTGGCGTGACTATCTTAACGGACTCAAGCCTGCGAGCCATGCAGAGTTGGGCTGGTCAGGTACTGACAGTGATACCCCTATCTATGATGAGTTGCTGGCTGAAGCCAAGCATTATGGCTGGGCTTATCCAAGAGAGGTGCATGACAATGGCTAAGGCACACATGACTAAGGCGTACTGGTATGATGCTGAACTTGCTAAACTATTAGATATCGGATACGATGGTAGAGATGCGCATCAGATGATAATGGACAGGCTTGCCAAGATGGATGCTATTGAATGGTACGAACCAACCAACAACCTGACAGTACTGTCAGAACAGGAGGCACTCTGATGAGTGAGATAGATACAACATACCTTGATGTTGAGGTAGATGAACGACAAGTCGTATGTTCATACGGTACATGTACTAACACCATAGACATGGACAATGACACATATGCACTTGATAGTGCCGAGGATGCGTACTGTGAGGCTCACATCTTCCTATGCAACTGGTGTGACTGCACATTCCCAGACACCGAGGTGCACGATAACTTCGGTGGTTACTGTGTCCCATGTGGTAACAGAATGTCTACATGTGACAGATGTGGTAGGACTGAACACGAGAATGACATGTACAACATTAGCAGTGATGATTGGTGTCACAGTTGTTACGAGGATTACTCTGAGCATTGCAGTCGTTGCGATTACAGTTATGACCCTAGACAAGGCAGATGTTGTGGTGGTACTCATGATGTTCATGACTATGGTTACAAACCTTACCCTCAGTTTCACTGGGTAGAGAATGACCCTGATGCTGACCGCCATGTTTACATGGGCTTTGAGTTAGAGGTCGAGTCTGATGGTGAAACCTATGATGGTCCGGAACTAGTACACTCACATCTAGGTGAACTTGCTTACTTCAAAGAGGACGGCTCACTTGATGACGGCTTCGAGATAGTCACACACCCAATGACACTTGCCTATGCACACAGCATGAATTGGGAATGGACTAAGGGACTACTGGACAAGGGCTATCGCTCATGGGACAGGAG